GTCGTGCCTGGTATGCCTGCCGACATCTAACGCGCACCGATGACATGCCCGATCAGAACCTCACCCCTCTCCCCCGTTGCGCGGCCTAGCGGAAACTTCGCAACGGCAACGCGCCCGACCGGCGCGCTTGCTTCATCGGCGCGGCCTGAGTCCAACGGCTTCTGCCGTGACTACTCTTTCACGCCTCCGGTCGTTTCTGATATGGTCACATTTGCCGACGAACCAATGGTCACATTCGCCGGCGAACAGATGGTAACTTTCTAAAAATATGTCTGTAAATTGGGGAACATTCACAACGTCGGCATCGCCGCTAACCACGGAATACGTGGTAGGCTACGCAACCGCCGTCTCGGGCGGGGAACGGCGCTGGCTCTGGTCGGACGTGCGGACGCTGATGCAGGCGAACCTTGGCACGCTGGCGACGTTGAACGCGGCACCGGCTGGCACGCTGACGGGCGCAACGCTTGCGGCGAACGTGCTCGCTTCTTCGCTGACTTCGGTCGGCACGCTGACGGGCGGCGGGGTCGTGCGGGTGCCAGTGTTTGACAACGGAACTGCGTGGGTCGCAATATGATTGAAAAACTCATTACCCGAGTATTTGAGGCCCGCAACGCGGCGCACCTGCAACACTGGGCTACTAAGAACGGCGAAGAGCACCGCGCGCTGGGCTCGTTCTATGACGACGTCATCGAGTCAGTAGACAAGCTCGTCGAGGCTCGGCAGGGTATGTTCGGCCTGGTGAAGGCGGGGGCTAAAGACCCCCTGGAGCAACTTGAGGCTGATGTGCTGTGGATCACTGAGAATCGCTCCAAGATCGCAGGCGACATTCCCGCTATCGAGAACATCGTAGACGAGCTGACCGGGGTTTACCTGTCCGCGCTCTACAAGCTAAAGAACCTGAGGTAACACATCATGGCGCAAACGGGCTACACGGCCATACAGTTATACCATTCCAGCACCCATGCGGCTGAGCCCATGGCCACTAACCTGCTGGAAGGCGAGCTGGCGGTCAACACTACGGACCGTAAGGTGTTCACCAAGAACGCTACTGGGGTGGTTGTTTCGGTGGGTGGGGGTGCCTCGGGCGGCGGACCGGATCAAGTCTTCTACGAGAACGACGTCATCGTGAACACTGATTACACTATTACCACGGGGCGCAACGCTATGACCGCAGGGCCAATCACTATTGCAACCGGGGTTACGGTCACTGTGCCCACGGGCAGCACTTGGAGCATCGTGTAATGACTACAACTATAAACGGTTATGGTGATGTGCTCACCCTGAGCAGTGCGTCCACTGCTGCGCAAGTTTACACACCAGCGGGAATTGGCGCGGTGGCGACTACGGTGCAAGATGAGCTTCGAGCACGAATTTCGGTTAGGCAATTCGGTGCTGTAGGGGATGGCGTAACAGATGACACGGTGGCAGTGAAAAAGGCATTGGTATATGCCCAATCCCTTTGCGACGCATCGTTTATCTATTCCTCGGACTACGCAACCGTACAGTTTGAGCAAGGCAAGGTGTATGTACTGACCGGAGATAACCCGCTTGGCACGCAGTCTGCCGACAATGTGAAGGTGCGATACGGTATCGACTTCAATGGTGCCAAGATTCTGTGGACTCCAACACTGGTAACGGATGCTCTTTTTGGACGCATGGCAAATGTGTTCGGCCTGTCAATGAAGAATGGTTCCATTGACCTGCGCCATGTGGACCTGACGCCATTCGGCAGCTTCATGAAGTCCGGCTCTGGAGCGGTTACTTCCGTGCTTTGGGCAAACTACCAGATAGACCATATGGAAGTGCGGGGCGAGTCTGCCCGTTGGTACTCCATTTTCGATGTAGACGGAACCACGCTTTGCAGTGACACATCGGTCACAAGCAGCAATTTTTACGGTTTCCAATACCTGTTTAACAGCACCAACCCTGAGGCGGTTAACTGGAATTTTGTCAACTGCGGAGCGCTGCCAAACGTGGCCGGATTCCGTGTGTTCAACATCAACGCATCAGCTTGGTCTGGTGGGATTTCATACATTGGCGGAGGCATCATTGGCCAGGTGGCGGGTACGTTTGTTTACCTGCGAACCACCACATTCGGCACCGTGGGCAATCTCTACCTGAACACCCGCACCGAGTGCCGGGCGCAAACGACTGTGGTGGATAGCAACGCCGGGTGTGTAGTAGTTGAAAACGCAAATCTATTTGCGGGTGGCGGGCCAACAACTTCCATCAATGCCAAGGTGGATGGCAATGCCGTTGTGAAGTTCAAAAACTGCACGGTTTACACAAACACCACAGTAGTGGCCCGCACCGTTGCCGACATCACAACCAACTTTGGTTCCTACTTCCGAGGCAGTGTGACGTATGACGATTGCTTCATGGGGATTTACCGACCCTCAATCACGTATGTGGACTCCGCCGGTGCCGCGACTACGCACTATGACGCAGTAGCGAATGCGTTGGTCACCCCGGCAGTGGTTTGCGCGGGCAGCACGTATGGGTACAAAGGTGTGTCTGGCATTCCGTACCTGACAACTTACTCCATGGATATTTACACGCCCCAGCGCTACGTAGATGCGCCAGTGGGTGGGGGTGGGCTTGGGCTTGCTTACCTGATGTCAACGGGCGTGGGCTATGTCGTGCAGCCCAACACCATCATCACCTCCATCAAGGCAACAGTGAATGCTGTAGCAATCGGCACCTATTCTCTGTTTGGTATTCTGATGGATGCACAAACCACCCCAGACGCAACACTCCAATGGTCAAACACTGGTGTGAAAATTCACAACTACGAAGCAATACCAGTGACTAAGGAGGGTATTGCTTATGCCTCCAGTACGCTACCTTCAACCATCAAGCGAATTTACTTTGCCGCGTATGACGTAGTTGGCGCCGCATGGGTAAAAGTTGGAGCGCTTCAAGGTCACCTTGAAATCACATGCGAGCCAATCCTTCACAAGCAGCAACGACCAAGCGCGGATAACACCATGTCCCTGGCTTAATCAAGGAAACACACCCATGAGCAACCTAAACCTTAAATCAGCCGGTGGTGGTGGAGTCATTCTGTCCCCAGAGTCTACCGGTGTGGATGTGACCGTGATGGTGCCGGCCACTGCTTCTACGTTGTTGACGAGAGAGGATGCTGTTTGGAATGTGAAATGGTCTGGTGCCGTTGGTGACGGCGTGACGGATGATACCGCTGCTATTCAAGCGGCCCTCGTATCTGGGGCAACCTCTATTTATTTCCCTGCTGGAACTTACCTTATCACTGCAAAGATTCATTTGCCAAGCACCGGCGGGGTGATGCTGCATGGTGATGGTAGAAGCTCAATTCTGTATTTCGACGGTGTCGCAGCGGGTAGCGGCGAGATTTACTTAGGCAACGCCTATGCAGGAGCTACCTATACCAGCAGCGGTGTTGTCATTGAGAACATGTCGTTCAAGGGTAGTTACACCACTCCAAACGTCACGCCCGCAGGAGCAACGACATTCGGCATCAAGTTCCTGAATACAGTCAACGATCTGACGATAACTGGATGTTACTTCTCAAACTCAGTATCCTACTCTTGTCAAGTACTTGACGGAACAAACGTCAAAATCAGCGATAACCAGTTCTTCCGTGGGCATCGTGCGGCCATGGCACTTGGCTCTGCAACGTCTAATTACGTCAGACAGTTTTCCATTACAGGCAACATCATAGAGGAGATGGTTAACACTTCCGTCGATGCGGATGGCATTTTGCTTGCTGGAGCGCAGTATGGATCAGTTACAGGAAATACGCTGTACACAGTTAGTTCTACGGGCATTAAGCTCGGAGTTGCCGATTATGTGCAAGTGTCAGGAAACAAGCTCCGCAAAGTGGTTGATGGCATTAAGGTTCAGAACGGGGGCACCTTTAACAACATTGTTGGTAACAACATAAACCAGTGCTGCCGTGGTGTTGCTGTCCTAGGTGTTGGCACTGGGTATACCTTCAGCCACATCAACATCGCAGACAACGTAATTGAGGATTGCACCGACGCGACAAACTGGGTTGTCACTGAGTACGGCGCAACCGCTCCAGGGTCAAACTATGGAATAAATTGTTCCGCAGATGCAACGTCCGTATTCAATTACCTAAGCATAACAAACAACCAAATTTCAAATGCTGCACGCGGAGTGTCTCTAGCAACAGCTATTTATAACTACGCATTTGTAAGCGGCAATCAAGGCCGTGATGGCGTTTCGTTGGGTTACACCTATACCGATAGCGTAGTCGCATCTTCTACTATTTTCCAAGACAACCAACTTGCAGGCTCTAGGGACTTTCCTTTCGCTCAAGAAAAGTGGATTAGATATTTGCTGCTAGGTGGGGCGTCTGATAGCTCAACAAACCGCAGAAAAATCACCACAGGCTCAGCAATACCCGCAACTGGAACTTGGGCGCTTGGTGATATTGTTTTCAACAATTCATTCAGTTCTACAAATACTGTTACTTTTTGGTACTGCTCTACCGCAGGCACTCCGGGTACTTGGATTGCTGGCGGGTGGTTTAACGCAAAAGGTACTACCGCCCAACGCCCAACGCCTGGAGCGCTGGACCGGGTTACATATCTGGACACTACGCTTGCTGCAAACGGTAAGCCAATTTGGTGGACGGGCACTCTCTGGGTGGATGCTTTGGGGGCGGCGGTATAACCACAAAACTAAGCACAAGGAACACAAATGAGCAACATCGTATCCTCTAATCATCAGATCGGGCAGAACACCACTGCCGATTTGAACATCACCTTGAACACTGACACCAATGGTGACTTGGTTATCAATCGTGGCGTGTACCCTACGTTGACTGAGATCAGCCGCTTCCCTAATGCCGGTGGCGGGCAGGAGTACATGCCCGCCGGCACTGGAGCAGTAGCAACAACGGTGCAAGATGAATTGCGTCAGCGGGTTAGTGTTCGGAATTTTGGCGCATCTGGCAGTATTGCAAACAACGTGGCTGCTTTTAAGTTGGCCATTACGCATCTAAAAAGTTTGGGCGGAGGTGTTCTTGCTGTATCGGCAGATACATACTCATTTGATATTGCATCCGAAGCCGACACGCTTCTGATTGATTTTGATGATTTTGCAATGGAGTGCGAGCCGGGAACAAAATTTGAGTGGGACTATTACGGGCTACCCCTGATTGCTGTCATCGGCGCAAACAGAATTGATATTGGAAATATTTGGTTTAACTGGACAGGTACGCGAGGTGCGTCCCCTGCTTCTGCTGACCACTATGGTTACGACGGAACCGGCGTACTTAGCCCCCCTGACTGGTGCGCTCACATTGCCGTTGGTGGAAGTTCTTTTGTAAACATCCACGACATTAGAATTTCTGGGCAGACCACGGCGAATAACTTAGAAGTTGGGATTGCTTTGTGGAATGGCACGGCATCTGGCCCAAGCGGAACCGCTGACGCTTACAACAACACCATCAGCAATATTGTTGTTGATGATGTGTTTTTTGGTCTATCTGCACGGGGGCAAGCAGAGTTTGGTTTCCAAAACATCCAATCCGGTCGATACAAGACGGCTGGGCACGTTGGGCAAGGACACGTCATTTACGCGACAGCGTTGATGCAAGACGGCTTCATTGATGGGGTGCTGGATTACGGGCAAAACATAGACACCGTTGGTAACGCCACGACATTGAAGTTAGATGGCCTTACCAGAACCAGTGTTTCCAATATCAAGTCCTACCGGCAGGACGGAATTGCCTCACTGAATGGCGGGACTATTGGCTGTGACTTCTCGGCAATGAAGTGGATTGCAAGCGGCACAACATCCGTGTCGGCCAATATTTTCAACATCACCCCAGGTATTGCTAATTACTTCATCAACAACACCTTCGACGATGTTTCACTGATAGACACTGGCGCTACATCTCCAACGTCGCTTCGGTACTTTGTAATTGAAGATGCAAAGCCATCACTTTGCTACAACAACATCTTCGACATTTACGCGAAGATACATACAACAGCGGGTCAATCGGTGGCATCTCTAACTTTGCTTGGGAATAACTCTTACGCAAAGATCAAAGTAGCCAACACCGGGACCGCAGAAAAGACCATAGCAACCCTCAAGGGTTACGACGCCGGGGACAAATCCACAAACTTCCGCGTCGATGTTGATTCTGTTATTGGGTCTAGCTACAACAAGAGCAGCGCAGATGCAAACTGTTCTCTGTGCACAATCCAGCGCAGCGACAACGGCATATTCTCGCAAATCTCAAACGCAGATAAGCCAGTTTCTGGCGTCGCTTCTTATTTGAAGGAAGCAGTCAGATCAACGCACCGACAGACATTAGCTGCAACAGCTACTGTGTCAACAAATACGACTTGGGTAATACCAGCGTTCCTTGGGGTACTCACTGTCCACATTGGAAACAGCGGCGGAACCAGTAGCCGGACGCAGGTTTACCAGATTGTTTCCGGGAACGGCGCATCTGTCGCCCAACAACTCGGGACGGACATCACAAGCGGGGGGCAGATTACAGCCATGTCCGTGACTGTTTCCAGCCTCACTGTAACCATCAATGTCACATCGTCATCCACGGATACCTTGACACTGATTATGGGATTTACAGCAGCATGACCCCCCATCATCCAATTCATTAAGTCCGCTTAACATCGCGAGGAAATCATCATGCCAACTCTCATTCAACTAGCCAAAAGCAAATCTATCTGGTTTGCAAATGCACTCATCGCTTGCGGCCTCATCCAGCAACTTGGTGGTTTTGTTATCCCCGCAGAGTACCAAGGCGTGGTTATGGCCCTGGTCGGTTTGATTGCCGCGGCACTGCGTTTCGTAACTAATAAAGCGTTGGCGGACAAGTGATGCACCAGGACGATTCCATACACGACGCCCCCTTTGAGGAACGCCGCAAGCGCGAGAGCGACTCGATGTTGCTACACATCAAAGAGCTACAGGCAGGCGTCAAGGAACTAAGCGCCAAGATGAACTATCACCACGCCATCTTCCGCGAGGAGGTGCAGAAGTCTGTGGAGGGGGTGTTCGAGCGTAGTTTCCCTGATGGTGACCCTGAGGGACATCGGCGTCACCATGAGCTTGTGATCAAGCGCGAAGAAGAACGCTTGCAGTTCTGGACGACTATGAAAACCAAGCTCGCCGAGTGGGGGTTGATCGGCTTTGCGGGCTGGGCGTTCTACGCGCTGTGGGTGGCATTGTCGGCAGCACTGTTGAAAGGTACCGCCAAATGAAACTTGAAGTCGTCCGCACTATGTGCGGAGCAACCTGCACCATTGGCGAGTTGATGGTGAACGGTGAGCACGAGTGCTGGACGCTGGAAGATGTTGTGCGCCCTATGGGTGTGAAGGTCTACGGAGAAACGGCAATACCTTATGGAACTTACAACGTGGTTGTTACTTTCAGCAATCGCTTCCAGCGTGATCTACCTCTTGTGGTCAACGTACCTGGATTTGATGGAATCCGAATCCACCCCGGCAACACCGCTGCCGACACACACGGATGCCTGCTCGTCGGCAAAGGACGGACAGGAACAAGCGTTACGGAATCACGACTGGCCTTCAATACCTTGTTCACCAAAATACGGGATGCCTTCAGCCGTGGCGAAAAGATCACCATCACCTACAAGTCTGGAGACGCATAAATGAGCGCATACACAATCTGGATGATTCTGGCCCGGTGGCCTTGGTGGCCTTGGTGGGAGGATGTATGAACGATTGGCTTAAGACTCTCGCCCCACTGCTGGGCACTGCGCTTGGCGGGCCTTTGGGCGGTGCCGCTGCGGCATTCTTGGCTGATAAGCTAGGCATTGAAAGCAAGACCGTGGAAGCGGTAACGGAAGTGCTGAACTCAGGCAAGATGACGCCTGACCAGATCAGTCAGATCAAGCTGGCGGAGATTGAGTTTAAGAAGTGGGCAGGCGACCATGACATCAAAGTGATGGAGATGGACAATGCCAACGTGGACAGCGCCCGCAGGATGCGCGAGGCGACGCACAGCTACTTCCCCGAGATTCTGTCCACCATCATCACGGTTGGATTCTTCGCCATTCTTGTCAGCATGACGCGGGACAAGACGCTGGTGGAGTCTGCCCCGTTGATGATCATGCTTGGCTCGCTGGCTGCGGCTTTCGGTGGCGTGATTAACTTCTGGCTGGGCAGCAACAAAGGCTCAGACCGAACCAAAGAACTGCTTGCGCAGAGTCAACCGCTAAAGTAGAATTTGCCGCGCGGGTCTGATTGAGGCTATAATTCACCGAATGCGAGTGCTGCAACAGCATCGGTTAACACCCATGGAGTATGCATGAGCTACGTGATGACTTTCAACTCGCTGCAAGACGACCTGCGCCGCTACCTGGAGCGCGGGTTCACTGCCGAGAGCGACCCCATAGTCTATGAGCAGCTCCCTCGCCTAATCAACCTGGCCGAACGGCGCATCGCCCGTGAGCTGAAGCTCCAGGGCTTTATCCGCTTTGTGCAGACCACCCTAGTTCCCGGAACTTCAGTCTACGAGAAGCCCGACCGCTGGCGGGACACGGTCTCTATGACCGTCAATGGTGAACCCATTTTCACCCGTTCATACGAGTATCTACGCTCGTATTGGCCCAACCCGGCAGTGACCGGCACGCCTGAGTTCTACTCTGACTACGACTACAACCACTGGCTGATTGCGCCTACGCCGACGGTGGCCGCTACGCTCGAGATTTCCTACTACGAGCTGCCTCGACCCCTGGACGTGGACAACCAGACCAACTGGCTCAGCGTGTACGCGCCCAACGTGTTGCTGTACGCAGCACTGCTAGAGACCACCCCATTCCTCAAGAATGATGAGCGCATCGGCACCTGGCAAGCCATGTACGACCGCGCAGCCCAAGCCCTGAACGGGGAAGACCTAGGCAAGATACTTGATCGTTCTGCCGCACGGAGTGAAGTATGACAATTGAAATATACGCACTGACGCATATTGAGACCTCAAAGTCTTACATAGGTATAACTTCACGCAAAGCCTACGGAAATGGAATTCTTGTAAGTAAAGCCAAAAAGAAGTATGGCGTCGGAGCTTTTTATCCTACTATTCTTGCAAAGGTTGACAACCTTGAAGAAGCCGGTAGATTGGAGCGATTCTACATATCTTTGTTCAAAACTCTAACCCCTAATGGTTATAACATTGCTTTGGGTGGGGATGGCGGGGCTATACACACCGCCGATATGAAAGCTCAAATATCGGCTTCAGTTAAGAGAGGCTTTGTTGAAAATCCAGAAAGAGCAACAAAGATATCTATAGCTCTCAAGGGTAGACCTTCACCAAATAAAGGAAAGACTGCTTCAGTAGAAACCCGCAAAAAGCTGTCTGAGTCTTTGAAGGCTGCGGGGTACAGGCCATCAGAAGAACAGAAAAAACACATGAGTCTCATTATGACCGGGCGGGTGTTTTCTGACAAAACCCTATCAAAAATGTCGGCTTCGGCAAAGATTAGAGCTTCTTCGGAAGAATTCAAGACACGTAATGCCGGTGAAAATAACCCAATGAAGCGAGCCGAAGTTAGGCTTAAAAATAGTCAAGCGCAGTTCGGTAAAATCCTTAGCAAAGAACACCGTGCAAAGATATCAGCGGCGGGGTTGGGTCGAGTCTCACCAAATAAAGGTAAAACCCCCTCAGAAGAAACCAGAGCCAAGATGTCACTGGCCAGTAAAGGTAAACCAAAAAGTGAAGAACATAAAGCAAAAATCAGAGCGACCCATGCAGCCCGCGCTGAGCAGTTGAAGCTGGGGAAACTTAAATGAGTACAATCTACCAGGACGTTTTCGGGGGCGCGAACATATACCCGAGCGACGTAAGCTACAGCGCTACCGCGCTCACGGCTGACGTCACATTAGCGTGGCCAGAGGAAACCTCGGCTATCGGCAACTACGTCACGCGCATAATGGATGTGTCGGCGGCGGTGGCCAACTGGTCGCTCATCATGCCGGACGCGCGTGGTGCAGGCACGGGCGAGACCGTGTTGATTAACAACACGGGCGGCACTGTCGTGTTGATTAAAAATAGCGCAGGTGCGCAGCTCGTCTCGGTTGAGCCGGGCGACGCATGGCAAGTCTACCTGACAGACAATTCAACCGCTGCGGGTACCTGGCGCGTGTTCCAGTATGGCGTAGGTACTTCGACAATCGATGCTTCAACGCTGGCAGGTACTGGTATTGTAGCCATAGGCACCGCGCTATCGCAGTCTGTTCCGGTGTACCCGTTCAGCGCCGATTACGCGTTGTTAGACGGCGACCGCGCTAAGATGTTTGTATGGAATGGCGGTGCTGGAACCCTGACGCTACCCAACCCGGTGGCCGTGGGTAACAATTGGTTTATCTATGTGCGCAACGCGGGCACAGGCTCGCTGACGGTTGACACTGACGGGGTGGCTACGGTTGACGGCCTGTCGACCAAGATATTTGCACCTAGTAATTCTGCTATTCTGGCCTCTGACGGCACCAACTTCTACTCGCTAGGCTTCGGGCAGGCGATTGATTTCGCGTTTGATTATACCTCTATCAATGTGGCGGGCACGGGTGATTACACTCTTACCGGCTCAGAGCTGAACCGCATCGCCTACAAGTTTGTAGGCGCGCTCACGGGCGACCGCACGATTATTGTACCGCCCACAGTGCAGCAATACTGGATAAACAATCAGACCACGGGGGGCTACCTGTTCCGCGTTGAAGTCAACGGGGGCGGGGGTATTTACCTCAATGCAAACAGCACTACTATTGTTTATAGCGATGGCGCCACGGTGGTGTCTGCAAACAACTCTAGTAGTGTACTGTCCACAGTGTCAGGTGGAGTGTTCTAAGTGGCCGCTCAGACTTCAATTCTGAAGGCTAATCCGGGTATCAAGCGGGATGGTACGCGGTTTGATGGCGACTTCTACACCGATGGGCAATGGATGCGATTCCAGCGCGGGTTGCCCCGTAAGATCGGGGGCTATCGTTCAATCGTCAAAGAGTTGACTGAGACCTCGCGGGGGCTGACCAACTACCCCCAGCAGAATCAAGTGTACTGCCACTCAGGCGGCACCAGCACGCTTGAGCGCTTTGTGTTAGATTCCAGCAAGGTGAGTTCCATCATCGCTGACCGCACACCCTTGTTCGTCAACGCGACTAGCACGGTCACCCTCACGGGGGGAGCGGCGGGTTCGGTCAACAATATAACGGTTGACGGGGTGAGCATAATGTCTTCGGCGGTGGCGTTTGTCACAGACCTGAGCACTACTGCAACGGCTGTCGCACTGTCTATAAACCTAAACATCGGCACCCCAGAATACACTGCGGTAGCCGTAGGGCCTGTAATCACCATAACCGCGAGCACCGCAGGCACCGGACCCAACGGGTTCGTTGTGTTGGTTAACGCCACCACTATAACCGCGACTGTGACTGACATGGCGGGCGGGGTGGACGGAGTGTTCCCTTCAGCATACAACAAGTGGATGTTTGACTACAGCTACGACGCTTCGGCGCTCGGTACGCAGATACTGGCGCATGTGTCGCCCAACGGGGCATTCATTGACAACGCCCAAGGCGGCCAAATATTCCATGGTGATGCCTTTACCACTGACC